GAATTAACTCCTGTATAAACTTTAGCCTGATATTTAGGAGACAATCTATCAAAAATAAACTTACGAACTGTACAATCAAGAACTCTTACTTGACCATCATATTTATAGAAGTTATCATATCCCATCCAATATGATATACCATTATAATCCACTGCTCCATGAGGAGCTATTAAACCACAGTTAGTACCAGCAGGAGTAAACTTAAAAGTAAAAGGAGGGCCAGCAAATACCATTGTCCACATGGCATTATCAGTCCAAATATGAATAGCACTCTTGGAACGAGTTGATCCTACAATTTTAGTTCCATCAGTTAAGACTACCTCACCAGATGTAGAACTAACTGAAGGAACCCAATTACTACGATCATCTTGATCAGACCATCGTACTAACATAGGGTTAAATGTACCACTTACTGTAGCAGTAGCAGCAAATTCATTTGCACCTAAAGCTATTAGATGTCTGTCATTGGGTGATACAATAATTGAGTTGACATTAATTGGAGAAGTTGTTACAGAAGTAGCCCTTACTGGCGTAACGGATGCTTCACTATTGAAGTAAAAAATATTACCACCACTTCTATTAGCTACCACATCATCACCCCAGTTGTCAAGGCTCCACTGTGTTATATCAAAAACAATTTCAGATGCGTCTGCACTTGCTGGTTCATTCCATGCTCTTGTTTGAGATGCACATACACCAGCCTGAAAGATTGCAGCACCATAACCTGTACCACCTACTGCTATAGAGTTTCCTGTAGGTAATAGATAATTAAAGGTTGCTGATCCTACATCACTACCTGTTGCATCAGCAGCACCACTTACATCAATTGTAAATACATTGGCACTTGCTACAGACGTAATAGGATATACATTAGTACTTAAACTTACAGCATTGAAAGCAGCAGTTGAAGTGAAGTATACATAGTTACCTACTACCTGTCCGTGTGAAGCATCTGAACAACAAACTCTTGTCTGTCCACTGGAAGTACCAAAGCAGTTTGCCAAAGTAACTGCTGTAACAATAGGAGTAATATCTACAATTCTATCTCCATCATGTTCATATAACTTATCAGGAGTTCCAAAGACTGCTCTCTTTTTATTAGAGGAACCACTTTTATAAATAATTAAATCTCTTGCACTACCATCAAAAGCAACACTTACTTTAGTTTCATACCCACGCATATTCTCAGGCTTACCTGCACGAAAGCGTACATGATTACCATCATACCACTTACCCTCTTCTTCATACTGAGTAGATTCTCTATGAAGTCCGGGTTTTAACTTAATTTTTGATAGCTTAGTCATTAATTATTACCGATCAAAATCATTCAATAATACTGCATCTACTTTATCAGTGGCTCTAACAGAAAATACTAACAAGTCTACTGCCGCTGCTGTTGTAGTTAGAACGGGAACTGCTCCACCTGTAAACTGAAAGACAGTATTATAAGCTAATGTCCTACTGCCTGTTCCATCTTGATATACATAGATATGTCCTGTTTGACCTGCTGCTAGATTAGAGGGTGCAGCCAATGTTCGATTAGCTCCTAGAGTAACTACAAATTGATTACCTGTATTAAGATTCATAACAATAGATGCTGCATCTGCAATAGTTGTAAAGAAAGATTTAATAGCACTTCCTATACTAACCACACCATTTAATGCTGTTGCACCGTTTAATGTTACCGTGCCTGTAACAGCCAGACCACCACTTATAGATACAGTACTGTTTAATTTAACTGCACCAGTAGTAAGAAATGTTCCACCTATTGATACATTACCACCTATAGCTGTATCACCTGTTACCGCTAAACTTCCAAATGTAGCATCTGATTGATTTACATTATATACAGAAGTTCCATCACAAACTACATGTTGAAATAAAGTAGATGATCTATTTAATGTTACACCTGTATTACCCGCCACTCGCATCATAACTACATTACTAGTAACATTGGCTGATACTTTATTAAGTACAGAATATGATTTAGTTTTATTAGGAATAACCAAGAAAATAGAAGTAGCAGCTGTTCCTATTGATCCCTTAATCTCTAAGAAAGCAGATCGTGCTTCATCATCAGCACCATCGTTGGCTGTCAAATTAACTGTGGCTGCACTACCAATTGATATAGTAGTGTACCCAGTTATAGCTTCATCAGCAAGACTAATAACTCCATCATTAAGAATCTGGCCCCAACTGTTAGGGTTCTCCCCATCACCTTGCTTTGTAAGTCTTAGATTTGTCGTATACGTACTCGCCATTTAATCTCTCCTAATTAGGAATTAACCTATTAATTTGTTGGGCCACTTACTGAACTTCCTGCAAGTGAAGTAAAAGTTACAAGAGAACTAAAGTTATCAATTGCCATATATCCTGTAATACCACCAGCACCACGACCTGTATAAGCAGTTCCATCACTACCACTAGCACCTAAAGCACCACCAGTAGCACCAGCATAACCTGTTTGATTACCGCTGTGTGGTCCTTGAGTAGTACCTGCTGCACCACCTGCACCACCAGCCGTTAAAGTTCCATCTGCACCGGGTTCACTAGAGTTAGTAGCCCATCCAAAACCACTATCACTTGTAGCAGAAGTACCACCGGAACCTACTATGTGTCCAGCACCACCACCACCGCCTCCGCCACAGCCTGTGTCACTATAATAATCTGCGCCAGTGCCACCGCCACCGCCACCACCGCCTCCAGAACCAATTGTTCCAGCGTTTACTAGTTTAATAGAAGTTCCTATGTGCATAGCAGAACCACCCCTTCCACCATCATTAGCACCAGAATAACCACCTTGCTTCCATATGCCAGCAGCACCAGTACCACCAGCACCTACAATATAACCATTAGAAGCTACACTAACTTCAATATTAGAACCAGATGCCCAATTAGTTCCAGTCTCAAAAGCATAGCTTATAGTAACACCATCAGTATTGTCAGAACCTATAACACTTCTAACTTTAAGATTTACATTTAAGGGTGCTGCAACATTATAACCCAAAGCTGAGACTGCACTCTTTAAATTATAATCAGTAACTGTTGTAGTTATAATTATATTTATCTGAGACTTAGACATCAATAAAAAACTTTGAAAAGCTGACATTAATCTTTTACCTTATTATTAAATATTTATATTTTCTATACATTTAGAAGTTGTTAGTTCAGCAGTATCTATTTTACTTATTAATTCTTCTACTTGAGCCTTATAAGTTTCACAAAGATACATCTCAGGAAATAGACCTGTTACTCCCTTTTCAACTATTGGTACATTAAGAGGAGCTAATGCAATGTAAGCGATAACACTTATATAATAAAACATATTATTCTAATTTAACTTTTATTAAGTTTTGCATGGGTAGCTTTGACCGCTGCAACATGATCTATCCATTTATGAAGAAGGCCAGTGAGAATCATCCTGATAGTCCTTCGGTAACGAGCTTTCGAGCGTATCTGAAGCTGCTCGAACAGAATTGATCCAAGCCCATGATGTTTTAAGTGCTGTGTTTTCGGAAGTCTCTCCACTTGTCCAAGTTCCATTTTGTCTCCAAAGTTCTTGAAGCTCGACACCACGAGTTGTCATATTACGTTGCTTCCAATCTGGGTACTTTTCAATAATCCGCTGCGAGGCCTCTTGCTTAATATTTCCCGATGATGGTGTTGGAAGGACTGGTGCTGCAAAAGCACTCCCGTCATAAGTCCAACCAACCTCTGGTTGCGGATCAAGACTTGAGATATCAACCCATGTAAAAGATGAGTGAATGGGAAAGCTCGCATCCTCGATCTGGACAACCTTGTTTTCAAAAACTAATGCGTGTGCCATTTCTAGCTCCTAATAAAATTTCTGCCACTTCTAACTCCTAATAAAATTTCTACCACTTCTAGCTCTTAGTAATATTCCCAAACCACGACACAGCCACCAGCACCAGCTCCGCCAGCTTGATTCTGACCACCTGCACCACCGCCACCATAATTATGTCCAGCTCCGCCAGCCGTACTACCCTGTCCTCGACCGCCACCTCCGAGGAAGCTGTCTCCACCCACGCCACCCGATCCGTCAGTTACACTGTAAGCACCCTTACCGCCATCGCCTCCTTGAAAGTTAATGTTGCCGCCAGAACCTATTCCACCAAGACCGGAATTTCCAGAACCGCCAGCGGCACC